CTTTTTGATACTCAGGAGAATCAATAAGAGCCTTGGCTTTACGACCAAACCGCACCGATAATTCAGTCGTGTTAGTGGATTGGATAATTTTTAATTTTGGATTTTTACCAACCATCCAAGCAGGTAAAAGATAAGATCCAAATTCTGATTTGGTATGCCTAGGTGGCATATTAATAATTAATCTTTTAATTTCACCAGATGCAAGTTTATTAAATTTGTCTGCAATTCTTTGGTGATGTGATCCCTCTATAAAATCTGGCCAGACGTGTTTTACAAAAGATAAAAAATCATTTTGTATATTAGTTTCTTTTTTCTTTTCACCATAACGATTTGCCAGTAAAGCAAATTCTCTTCTAACGTCAGCAGGTAGTTTATCTAAGTTCTGTATAAATTTTTCATTCATAAAAATTTTTCCGCAAAATTTTTTTACAAGTATTTTGAAAACTTAAAAAGTATTTTATCACTATCTATTTAAAAAACCTAGCATAAATACGTTGCTCTGGGACCCCTAGTCTGTATATAAAAAAACAATTATTATAAATTTTTAAAAAACGTAAACCGGTGTGGTACCTCTATGCACCGCGCACAACCTAGAGTTGATGCGCCTGGTGCATAGCTTAGAAAGGTAAGCTAAGTCTGTTGTACTTCTTTTATTTCTGTATTAACCCAACCATATTGGTTTGTTACTTTTACAGGATCCTCGATCGGTGTTTCAAGAGCCTCTGGTCTTGGGTGTAGTTGCACGAATTGTTCAATGTGTGTAGCAATAAAATCATGCATACAAGTCTGATCGCAAAAGTATTTCCATACTCCCTTTGGATATGCACCACTAACATTAATCTTAACTGATCTTAAAACCTTAGAGCCTTTAACACCACGAACTCTTGTGGTTGTCTGTCTTTTATGGCAACGTGGACCATGGCACCAATTATAATCACTCATCGTCTGCCCTCTATTTGTGGAAACATAAAAAACCATTTAACTGTAAATGTAGTTGCAATGGCAAAGCCTAACCAAAAGTCAAAGTGAATTGCTATAACTACACCTAAAAAAATCATCGCGAAGTGTAACGCGAAGTATATTGCTTGTAACATAATTTATTCCTTTCTAATTGTTTATGGGACAATCCTATATGATTGTCCCATAGTTGTCAAGTGTTAATTCACACTTTGTTGCATTTGTTTTCTAGCAATCGCAATCTTTTGATCTCTTGTAAGAACTTCTTTATCCTCTAAAAGACTAGCCAGATTTTCTGGGCTATAGATTGATAAAGCTAAAGAACTACTTTCATTCATCATTGTTTCATTTAAAACAACACCAACTTTATCTGCAAGTTTTTTTGCTTGGTCAAATGTTCTATAAGATTTTAAACCCAATCTTAAAGTTTTCATTTTGCCCTCAACATAATTATACATTTCCTGATGTTCTTTGATTACATTGTCTGCACTAGACCTATACATCTTAAAAAAGTTTAATGCGTTCTCATCAACTTTATAATTTCTTGAATGACAATAAGAACTACCAATAGTCCAAAGTTTAAAATCACTTTCCCATTTAGCAACAGGTTTAGTTATAGATTTATCCTCATTTGATGAATTGCTAAAACCCAAATAAGTATTTACTGCGCTTTCATCATTGTAATACTTTGGATTTCTTTTTGAGTAGTCATCATTGATAGCCAATTTATAATCTGGGTTTAATCCCTTGGCTTTCAATTCATCACGATAATAAGCCCTTGCAAAATTTCTACCCATATCAAACCTGACATGAACCTCATCTTGCGCCTCATATTCATTACCCTCATCATCAACTTTTATAATTGGATTATGAACATAGAAACAATTATCCTCGTACAATTCACCACCTGCTCTATTGTATTTTTTAATCATTGATCTAATTGTATCAATATCATATTGAGGTTGATGAAACCTTACAACTTTTTCAATCTGCTCTTTTGCTTTCTCTCGCATAAGATCATATTGCTCTTTTGCTTGAACCAATTTATCTTTTACTTTATTTTCATAAAAAGATTGAAATTGATCTGCTATTACTTTTCGCTTTTCTGCGTTAAGTGTTATTTTTCTTTTTTGCATATTGTTTTTTCCTTTCTGTATCCTATATATTCCTAAACTAATTGTATTTATATGTCAAATAAAAAAAAATATTTTTTTTTCGCTCTGCCTTATTTTTGCCACATTTATATTATAGGATTGTCCCATGAAAGGAAGAAATAATATGGAACTAAATAAAACATTTAAAATAACTTTTTGGGCTAAGAAGCACAAAAAGCATATAACAAGAAATGCTAAGTGGACTGATCTATGCAGATACTTTACATCTAAAGATGGTGTCCCTTGCATAACGTATTATGATCTTGATAATCAGGGTTATAGAACGGCAACAACATCTTGGAAGGTGCAACTATGAGTAGAACATTTACAGACCAAGAATTACTTGAGTTCTTTAAAAACATTCAAGAAATTATAAAGGCGCAAAAAGAATTAAATCATGCAACCCATGAGAGATTAAAACTTTTGGAAGCGTCACAATTTAAACAACCTTTAGTGTTAACTAAAGAAATGGAAGTAAAGAATTAATTAATGGGGGCACCCTGTATCACACCGCCCGCCTTGGGGCCGTCTTTACAGGGTGCTGATCCCTGGTCTTATTACCTTGGCCTAAGTCTCCAATTGATCACTGGAGATTATGATCTGAAAGGATGGTTGGTCAATCTCTAATAAGACCTGGGATCAGCGAGCGTTCTCACAGGAATACGCGAACGACGGTATGTGCCAAATAAGCTCCGCGCGGGCGCCGTCGCGCTGGTCTAGTTTAGAATGATTCTAAACTAGAGTTAAATAAAATAGTTAAGTCAAGGGGCAAGCCTCAAGCGTCAAGCCCCTTGACATATTATAAATTTAGGATTATATGGGAGAGATGAAAACAAACGAAGCATTAAAAATTGTAGGAGGACTTTCAAAGCCTTCAAAGATGCCTGGCTGGGCTTATGGCCTGCCAGCTGCAGAATGTAAAACTGGATCAAAACTTGTTAAGATTCCGGGCAGCGTCTGCAGCGGCTGTTATGCATTAAAAGGCTGTTATGTCTTCCCCGTGGTTCAGGCTGCACAGTACAGAAGGCTGGAGGCCATCCGGTCACCGCTGTGGGTCGGAGCGATGGCGCTATTGATCAATTCAAAAAAATCAAAAGAATTTAGATGGCACGACTCAGGCGACGTCCAGGACGAAGAGCACCTTCTCAAAATTTTTGCTGTTGCAAAGTTAACACCAAGCACCAGTCACTGGATGCCAACGCGTGAAGCGTGGGTCAAACATTTTTTGCCAGAGTGTCCAAAAAATTTAGTTATAAGATTTTCCGGCCAGATGATTGACCAGCCCGCAATTGCAAGCTGGCCCCACACCTCGACCGTGTCGACGAAGCCTGAGGACAGGACCTGTCCAGCTCCGGATCAGAATAACGAATGCAAAGATTGTCGAGCTTGTTGGAATCCTGAAGTAAAAAATATATGTTACGGTAAACACTAAAATGACTTTTATTTTTAAACATCCAAAGTATTATAAAGAATTACGAAAGCTACGTAATAAATCGAATCAGGCCATTAGTTTGAGAGAGTCGGAGACGTCCGCTGGAGAACGTGCGCCTGGTTCGGGCCACAAGCTGCAAGCCTCAAGCCGCAAGCGTCAAGCTTCTGAAAGGGGCAAGCCGCAAGCTGCAAGCCTCGAGAAGCAAGCCTCAAGCCCCGAGGAACAAGCGTCAAGCCTCAAGCCCTGAGT